TTGGTAATGTGAATGTGGACTACAACCTTGCAGACGAATCAGCTCAACTTAACTTTTCTGTATCAAACTATGGAATCTGGGATTCTGGGCTTTGGGATGCGGCAATTTGGGGATCAGGCTTAGTGCCAATTGCCAACTGGCAGGGGGCGACAAATATTGGGTACACGTTTGCGCCGCTGTTAAAAACTGCCACGCAGGGCATACAATTACAGTGGGTCGCAACCGATCTGGTATTCGAGGGTGGCGGTGTGCTTTGAGATAGTTATTGATCATTCAGTGGGTCATTGGACTGCTGAACAGATTGAGGGGGGCTATTTTGAGGCAAAAAGCCGAGCCATTGGACTAAAACAAAACGGCGAGTTTGTTGCTGGTGTTATTTACGAGAACTGGTGTGGGCAAGCAATTACTTGTCATATCGCTATTTCTGGTCGGTTGACACCTAGATACTTGGCGGTGATTTTTGACTATCCATTTAACGTGTGTAAGGTCAAAAAAATTATTGTTCCAGTAGATGCAACAAACTTAAAAAGCATATCCTTGGTAGAAAAGATGGGCTTCACAGAAGAAGCAAGGATCAAGGACGGCATGGCTGATGGGGACATGATTTTGTACACATTGGCAAAGAATGATTGCAAATATTTAGGGGAACGATATGGGAAAGAAAACAGCGGCAGCACCAGCAGCACCTGATTATGCAGGGGCGGCAGTAGCCCAAGGTGCGGCAAACTTAGAGGCGGCAAGAGCTACGGCAAGGCTTTCTAACCCTAATATGTATACCCCTTATGGATCACAAACCGTAAGTTATAACGGCGATATTCCAACAGTTACTCAAACCCTCACACCAACAGCGCAAAGAACTTTAGAGGCTCAGCAAAACGTTGATTTTTCATTGTCAAATCTTGCACAAAAAGGCACAGGCATTGCATCTAATGTGCTTGACAAGCCCTTTAGTTTTAACGGCCCTGCTGTTCAGACTTCATTAGATTTGAGTAATGTGGCAAAAATGCCAGTTAATGCAGGTACAACAGGGCAAGAGGCAATCATGGCTCGCCTTGAACCGTCTTTAGCAAAACAACGCACAAGCACTGAGACTCAATTAATTAATCAGGGCTTGCGACCAGGCACAGAAGCGTACAACAATGCCATCCAGTTATTGGGTCAACAAGAGAATGATGCAAGACAGCAAGCCGCATTGCAAGGTCTTAATTTGGATATTGGTGCAAATGCTCAAGGATTTAACCAAGCATTACAAGGCGGTCAGTTTGGCAACACTGCCCAACAGCAGGCGCTTGCAGAAGCGATACAGCAACGTCAGATGCCACTTAATGAGATTAATGCACTGACCAGTAGTTCACAGATTCAGAATCCGCAATTTGGTGCTTACACAGGTGCAAATGTTGCCCCTGCTCCAATTGCACAAGCAACAGCTCAACAAGGTCAATTTGCTCAAAACGCTTATAACCAACAAGTGGCTTCACAGAATGCCAATACAGCGGGTTTATTTAGTTTAGGTGGGGCTGCTTTAATGTCGCCAGTAGGCAAGTTTTCTGACCGCCGATTGAAATCAAATATTGTCAGACTTGGCACTCACCCAATAGGCGTGGGAATCTACGAATACGACATCTTTGGCGGTCGCCAAATCGGTGTGATGGCGCAAGAGCTGATGGAAGTAATGCCAGAAGCAGTGATTGAGCATCCAAGCGGTTATCTAATGGTTGATTACGGGAGACTTTGATGGCAGATATAAATTTATCCCCATACACTGCCGAACAGCAGGCGATGGATCGCCGCCGTAAGATGGCAGAGGCGATGCAACAACAAGCTGTTTTGCCAATTGAGATGCCTACTATGCCTGGGGTGGCAGTCAGTCCTTATGCTGGTCTTGTAAAGTTGTTGCAAAGTTATATTGCTGGTAAAAATATTGAAAAATCAGACGCAGAACAAAAAGCCTATGAATCAGCCACAATGGAAGATTTTGCCAAGATTCTTAGAAATTCTGGAAAAACAGAAACCATACCTGGCGAAATAACTACGCCTGCTATTACTGGACAATATCCAGAAAAACAAAATACGTTGCCAACAGGTGAGGCATATCCTGCTGTTGATATATCTGCTGGAGCTATGCCTATTACTCCAAGCTCAGCAGAAGTAAGAGCGCCAGATCGACAAGTGCCTTTGTTGACTGCTGATGCGTTAAATAATCCTACTTTCATGAAAACCAGCGCCGGTCGAATGATGCTGGCTCAGGCTTTATTGCAACAAAAATCGCAAGAACAAGCTGCGGCAAAAGCTGCACAAGCCGCGGCATTGCAAGTTCATCCGCTTGCGGCTGGTGGTGCGCTTGTACAAAACGGCAGAGTTATTGCCGAAAGAGCAAAAGAAGAAACATTCCACCCGCCTGTTACACAAATTGATCCAGTTACCGGAATGCCTCAAACAGTTGCATTTAGCAATTTAGGCACTCGCAAAGTCATTGATACTGCTGGCGCTTACACGCCTGATCAATGGAACTCTATGCCTATGGCAGACAAAGCCAAGCTGTTATTTGATCAATACAAGTTTGGTAATTTGACTGCGGAACAATTGGTGCAAGCCGGTCAGAAAAATGCTCAACTTGGACAGGAATTGCAAAAATTGCAATTTGAAACTGGCAAAGGCGGCCCTGGCCCTGTGTCTATTCCAAGAAATGCACCGATGCGTAATTTGCTTAATCCAGCGCCGGTAGGTATTCCTGCGATTAATCCCGCAGCAACTCCTGCTGTAAATGCTCAACCAGTTGTTGCGCCTGGCTCTCAAGTTGCGCCGGTAGTTAACCAAGCACTTGCGCCGGTAGGTAAAAAACCATATCAACCATTAAATTTTGTATCAAAATTACAAACTCCAGACGCATTTGCTGCAGAAACAAATGCAGATAAAACAATTGCTCCAGAAATTAAAAAATCTATGATTAATCGTTATAGATCAGGATATCCTGCGGCATTGGCAGATGAAAAAGCTGCTGCGACACCTCCTCAAGCTGTAGCGCCTGTCCCTGTCGCTACTGGAGAACAACCACCAGCAGGACTAAGCCCTAAAGCACAACAGCAATGGATGCTTGATCAAGCAAAAATTAAAACTGAAGCAGACAAAGCAGAGCAAAAGAAAGCTCGTAATCTTGAACAAATGCCAGATTTGATTTCATCTGCCAAAGCAATTTTGCAAGGTAATGGTGGTGTTGATGCTCAAGGTCAACCAATAAAAACACAATTGCCTACTCAAAGTTATGGCGGTGCGGCTGTAGACGTTCTTGGTGGACTTATTGGAAAAACGCCACAAGGTGCGGCACAAGCAGACCGATTAAAAGTCATTGGTGGCGCTATGGTGATGGCAATGCCAAGAATGGAAGGCCCGCAATCCGATGCTGATGTGCGCTTGTATCGAGAAATGGCTGGTCGGGTTGGAGATGAAACAGTATCAATTCAAAGGCGACTTGCCGCTTTGGATGAGGTTGAAAAGTTATATTCTAAATACAACAAAACTTCTGGATGGAAAGTGGTTAAGTAATGGCTGACCAAATCTACAAAGTCCAAGACCCGCAAGGAAACATTCGCCAGATCAGCGGCCCTGCCGGTGCGTCTGAAGCTGAAATTATTGAACAAGCACAAAAGCTGTTTTCACCAGCACCTGCTACACCGCCGCCACCAGTTGCTGCGCCAAAAAGTAAATATGTAAATTTGATGTCAATGTTGCCACCAAAAGAAGAAAGCCCATTGTCAGGCTTATACATGGGGGCGACTGATCCTTTTTATGCTGGTGGGCGTTTGGCGATGGAGACCGGCATAGGCGACAAGCAAGCAATGGACAAAGCTATTGCTGAACGTGAGGCCAAGTACCAAGCGGGGCGCCAAAACAAAGGGTTTGACACAAGCCGTTTAGCTGGCAACATTATCAGCCCTCCCAATATTGCATTGACAATGGCTTTGCCAGAATCTCTTGTTGCTACTGTTCCTCGATTATTGGCAACAGGTAGCGTTTTGGGCGCAGGCACAAGTCTGTTAAATCCTGTGACTGAGCCTGCCCAGCAAAAAGACTACGGCGAAACGCTGAAATCAAACATGATGATGGGCGGTATGCTGGGGCCGGTTTTTCAAGGTGGTGCTAAGGCCGCTGGCGCTGTGGGCGGCAATATTGCTCAAAGAATTAGTGAAAGTTCGGCTGCTGAAGCTGCAAAACTAAAACTTGCCGAAGTATTGTCAAAAAGCGGCGTAGGCTCATTGTTTGAGCCTGGCGGTACTGGTAATGCGTTAAGCCAGATTGAGGCTAAATTATCCAAACTTGGCCCAGAAGGTACTTTATTTGATGCCGCTGGACAACCCACAAAAGTTTTGCTTGACACGTTGGCAACCTTGCCAGGACAGGCTAAAACTTATGTGGAACAGCTTATTCGCAATAGGCAAGCCACACGCGCACAACGAATAATGACGGCGGCTGATGAATCTTTAAAAACTGGTGGCGCTGGTTATCAAACAACTTTAGATGCCTTAATTGAGCAAAGAAAAACAGACGCGGCTCCTTTGTATAAACAAATTGAAAATTTATCTGTAAGGGTTGATCCTGAGCTGAATAAATTATTGCAAGCATCGCAAAAGTCTCATGGTAAATATGAAGAACTTTCACAACTTAACCGTCAGACACCAATTGACTTGTCTAAGATTAAGCCTGGTGACGATATTCCATTTGATGCATTGGATAAGGTCAAGCAGGCTTTGTACGACTTAGGCAATGATTCCAAAGGTAAATTTAACGAGCCAACTAATCTTAGTGCATCGTATGACAAACTCAGACGAGATTTGATTAAAAAAATGGATCAGTTAAGTCCCAAAGACCCAACAACCAATGAATCAATTTACAAGATGGCAAGAAATGCGTTTGAAGGGCCATCTCAGCTTAAAAGTGCGGTTGAGGCTGGTCGCACTGCAATGAAAAACGATCAAATTGGCGTTTCTGAATTAATGAAAGACATGGGCGCTAGTGAATTGGAAGCATTCAGAATTGGTGCTTTACAGGCTTTACGAGACAAGGTTGGAACAAAAGCGGGTCAAACGTCAATGCTTGATTTTTGGAGAGAAACAAAAACAAGTGGCCCATTAAAAGAAATTTTTGGCAATGATTATCGAAAATTTACTGCTTCTCTTTTTAAAGAAGAAAATCTTAAAAAAATTGAATCAGTAGGCAGAGGATCACAAACAGCACAACGTTTATTGGCAACAGGTGAACTTGATACCGGTGATGTAATGCAAGCAGGTCAAGCGGTTGCAAGCGCCAGTCAAGGCAATGCCGCCCCATTGATAAACACGGTCATGAATCTTGGAAAAAAGATTTCTACGCCCGAACAAACGCGCAATGAAATGGCAAAATTGCTGATGCAACAAGGCCCAAGCGCAATGCGTACATTGCGAGAGCTGCCATTGGCGGTAAAGCAATTTAATGAAGCTCAAGCCAGAAATGCGGCTTTGGCAAACACTTTGGCACAACAACCGAACAGGTGATGCAATGAGTTACAACGGCAGCGGAACATTTCAAATAAACACCACTGGTCAGCCGGTAGTCACAGGCACGGTCATATCCTCAACCGCCTTTAACGCCCTTACAGCGGACTTGGCAACAGGTCTATCCACGGCTTTGACAAAGGACGGTCAGACCACCGCAACGGCTCGTATACCGTTTGCACAAGGCATTACATCCACACTGGTCACAGACTCATCTAGCACGTCCACAGGCTCAATCATTACGGCTGGTGGTGTGGGTGTGGCTAAAGCGTTGTATGTGGGTACTACGGCTAACGTGGCTGGTGCGGCTACGCTGGGATCAACTTTGACCTATGGCGGCGTGACGTTAACCAATGCGGTGACCGGCACAGGCAAGATGGTCTTAGACACTAGCCCAACATTGGTAACCCCAGCACTAGGAACTCCAGCATCTGGTGTTTTGACAAATTGCACAGGGGTGCAATACACAGGCTTCAAGAACCGCATCATCAATGGCGGGATGGCTTTGGATCAACGTAACGCAGGTGCATCCCAGACTATTACAGCGGCAGCGGCATTAGCTTACACCGTGGATAGATGGTATGCCTATTCCACAGGTGCTAACGTCACGGGTCAACAGATTGCTGGTGCATACACATCATCACAGTATCGCTATCAATTTACTGGTGCAGCATCAGTTACTGCTATTGGTTTTGGTCAACGGATTGAAGCTAAGAACTGTTTTGACTTAGCAAATACAACTGCCACCTTGTCTTGCTACATTTCTAATTCATTGTTGACTACAGTGACATGGACTGCTTACTACGCCACAACCACAGCAGACACGTTTGGTTCATTGGCAAGTCCAACAGTAACGCAGATTGCTACTGGAACATTTACTGTATCTAGCACCAGAACACAATACACAACCAATATTTCCATTCCATCTGCGGCTACAACAGGTATTCAGATATTGTTTACTGTTGGCGCACAAACATCCGGTACTTGGGTAATTGACAGCGTACAGCTAGAAAAAGGCTCAACAGCAACAAGCTTTGATTACAGGTCTTATGGCACTGAGTTGGCTTTGTGTCAGAGATATTATCAATTGATGGACATGGGATATGTTTATGGTTATGCGCCATCTGGAAATCAAATCGCAAGTAATTACACATATCCTGTTGCAATGAGAGCTTCGCCAACAATTGCAGTAGTTACAAATCCAACATTTGGGTCAGGCACGGCGGTTAATTCTTATCAAACTACAGCAAGAATGACTGCTTTTTATATGGTAACTAATGGCGCTAATTATGCGACATGGGTAGGCGGTCAATTTTCAGCAGCTATTGAGTTATAAAATGTATAAACAAATCATAGACCCAATTACAAAAACAACAAATCAAATGCAAATTTTGCGTTTATCAGATAACGCAATGATTCCCTTTGATCCTGCCAACACAGACTACCAAACCTACCTTGCTTGGCTTGCAGAGGGCAACACACCGGAGCCAGCAGATGAGTGACGAACTTGAATTAGATTTTGCGGTGCATGAGGCGATCTGCGCCCAACGGTATGAGTCGATCCAAAAGACTTTGGCTGAGGGGGACAAGCGCATGACCAAAATTGAGTACCTGCTGTACGCACTGATTGTCGTCGTGCTGTTTGGACCAGGGGTTGCTGCCGAATTCATAAAAAAGCTGCTGGGGCTGTAAATTGATCCTTTCACACTTGCCCTTGCCGCCATCGCTGCGATCAAGCAAGGTGTGGCGCTTTACAAGGATGCAAAGTCGGTCGCTAAGGATGTCACCGCCATCACAATGGAAATTTCTGGTCACATCGGTAAATTCTTTGATGCCCATGAACAAGTCAAAACCGCCGCTGCCGAACAAAAGAAAAACCCGCCAAAGGGTAAGTCACTAAAAGCGCAGGCACTGGACAACATCTTTCAAGAGATGGAGCTGGAGCGCCAGGCCACTGAGCTGAGAGAATTGTTGATCTACGGCGTTGATCCCGCACTGGGGGCGGTCTGGTCGCGGTTTCAAGATGAGTTTGAAAGATTGCAAGCTGAACAGGATCAGGAGAGACTAGCGCAAGAGGCCAAGGAAAGGGTAGTGGCATGGCAACGCAGAAAAATGCTAAACCAACTACAAGACAGGGCGCTAATAATAGCGGGGGTGGTAATAGTTTTTATATACCTCCACCTGATGTTTCTAGCAATCCGACAGATGAGGATAGCGAAATGGGGTTTTTGATTTCATTGATTGCTATGGTTGCTGTGTTTGGTGTGCTTTTGCCCATAATGGCAATGCTGTACTTTGACATTTTAGAAGTACGGGAACAGACCAAACAACAGCAGCAAACTGTTCAAAAATTGATTGACAAAGCAAAGGAAAAATAATGCTACCTCTAGTTGCATCATTGCTCGGCACACTTGCCCAGAACGGTTTAGGGCTGCTTTCTAGCGCCATCCAAGCCAAAGGCAAGGAAGTTGTTGAAAACACTTTGGGCGTAAAAATTCCTGACGCACCGACCCCACAGGATGTCGCCAAACTGCGCCAGCTTCAATTTGACCACGAAGAACGGCTGTTAGAGCTGGGCATTGAAAAAGCCAAGATGGATTTGGCTGAACTTGATCTGTTAGCAAAAGCCGCCCAGAGTGACGCAGAAAACATCACAGACCGCTGGGAAGCGGATATGGCATCTGACTCTTGGCTGTCCAAAAACATACGCCCTATGAGCCTTATAGCCATCTTTCTGGGCTACTTCTTGTTTGCCATGATGTCAGCCTATGGATTGAACGCTAACGAATCCTATGTGACCCTGTTGGGCAACTGGGGGATGCTGATCATGGGCGCTTACTTTGGTGGTCGCACGGTTGAAAAACTGGCAGAAATGAGGAAAAAATGAGCTTAAGCACTGAACAAGCCGCATTCCTATTGGATGCCTGCAAACTGATTCAATACGCCACTGAGCAGGGTTTTGTCGTGACCGGCGGTGAGCTGTCCAGAACGCCAGAGCAGCAGGCCATCTATTTTAAAACAGGTCGTTCCAAGACCATGAACTCCATCCACCTCAAACGCTGCGCCATTGATCTGAACTTCTTTAAAGATGGAAAGATCATTTGGGACAAGGTTACTATTGAGCCGCTGGGTATTTACTGGGAAAGCCTGCATCCTAAAAACCGATGGGGCGGTCATTTCTCAAATCTGGTGGATTGCCCACACTTTGAGCGCAATGTCTAATCGGCAAAAATGTAAAGCAGCAAGACAACCCCGCCAATGCCAATAAGTGCGCCGACCGCCATGACCAAAATGGTGATAATTATTTCTCCCATCGTTTACATAGCTCCTTAACGGCTCTGGTCTTGCGGGGCTTGTCACAGACCTTGCTGACTGACTTCTGTTTAGCTTTATACATCAACTCGGCAACGGTCGGCGGTTGTGGATGCCAACTCACCGCCATTGACAACAAGATTAGCCAACGCAATTAAATCAACTCCCGCTGGACAGGCGTAAATTGCCATTCACGCTCTGCCCTGCCAGACTTTGATTTGATAGTGTGACCAGTTAACTCCACCATGCCAAGCCTTGCCATCTCAGGCAACCGCCTGGCTACCTGATTGCTATCCAACCCAATCAAATAAGAAATGCCGTCTTTACCCAATGGGCCAAACCGTTCAAGACAATGTGCAATCAATTTGAAATGCAAGTCACCAGATTTAAATTGGTCGGCTGCGGCGTGGCTGGTCACTGGATCAAGTGACCGTGCGCGTTTAAAAAGGAATGTCATCTCTAACCCCTGTATTTGTCTTTTCCTCCAAGTCATAGCAATTTGCCCATCCTGTCCAGCCACCATCTGCCAAAGGTATGGTGTCTAACTTAATTTTAAAATTTTCACCGTCTTCAAACAAACTGCCAATGGTCTGGTAGCGTTTCTTTTCTACGCCCTCGCGGTTTGTATATGTGCCGGTAATGACAACAATGTTTTTGATTTTTTTCATGGGAGGCTTTCAAGTTGTTGGATTTTTAAGTCTACGTCACCCAAAAATTGGATGACTGAATTCTCAAGCAAATTAACCATTTCAGGGTCATAGTTAATGCGTTTGATGAATAGCTGATGTCTTTCTGGCAGACGAGGATCAAATGAAACAAAGTCGCACCAAGGGCGGTCGGCACAGGCCATTTGCCACATCATTTGCGTTATGTATTTGGCTGGCACAGTACGACTTAACAGCGTCTCAATGTGGGTTGCGGTGTTTGGGCATTTGATCTCAACCATTCCCTCATTAGCCAAACCGTCTGGGGACGCACCAGACATGACAATCCAAGGGTGGTCAATAAACCCCACCTCGGTCACTAGCAAGTCCATTCTGGCCTCGTAAGCAGCTCTGGCAAACGGCTCAGTTTCCGTTCCGTGGATCATGGCTGCGTTTGTAAATGATTCAGTTGGCTTACCTGTCATTCTTTCGCAAACCAATTGCGCCAAATAATTTTCGCGGCTAGTTGAATAACCACTTTTAGTTTTGGCAATAATATCGGCAACTCTTGAGGCCGTCACTTTTCCACATCTAATTTGATGCCATGAATCAGTGCCTTGTTGCATCAAATGCGTTTCCATGTTGTGCCTTTCGCAATAGAACTTACGGTTTGAAAAGAAATGCCAAATTGATTTGCTATATCTGTCAATAGCACATTTTGTTTTCTAAGTTGTTTTATTTCATGCGCTTGATGTTCTGTTAATTTTGCATTTGGATGATTACTACCAAACAAAACAGGGCGGCGTTGTTTTCTTATCATGTCTTGTGTATTGTCTTTTGCTGTGCCAGCAAATAAATGTTGCGGATTAATACAGCTTGGGTTATCGCAAGAATGACAAACCATCATTCCATTTGGTATTTCATCAATATGTAACTCATAAGAAGCCCTATGCGCCCTTATTTGTTTATTTCGATGATGCCCAAATACACCATAACCATCACGATCTTTTGAACCAATCCAATTCCAACAATTGTGATCATCAATTACATATCTTTTTAATTTTTCTTCAATAGAAAGAAGTTTGCCAGCCATTATGCTTCCCTCGCTTTTAACATTGTGTCTGCCATTTTGTAGGCGGTCTGCGCTATGTAATCACACTTTGGTTGATCAACGTCATGCATCATTCCTTGCATAGCTTTTGCCGCCATGTAGTCACGCAATGTCATGCCAGACTGGTAAGGCGTAATTCCTGTGCCTGTTGGAAATGCTGGTGGGTTGTTCATTTGGTTAACTCCTTAGACAATGCGGCTTCCAACTGCGCCTTTTTAACGTCTTTTTTGGCAATGACCTTGGTCTGCCATGCCTGCTCGCCGTTTGTGGCCTTGTACGCCTGTTTATAGGCATCTTGCAGCTCTTTAAGCGTGGTGACCTCATCCATCACCGCTAGTAGGTCAAGGATTTGGTTTTCGTTGACCGTGGACTTAATCTCAGTGCGGCGGCTGGCGCTGTTACCATCATCGTCCTCGGGCGCAATACCGCAAGCAGCCATTAGGCTATACCGCCTGGCATACGTCAAAGCCGAGCCGTAACCCTGTGGGTCTTGTTTACTAGCGGGAACGTGGAGGATGCCGCATTCAAGCATTTCGCCTGATTCATGAACAAACATGGTTTCGACCATTACGCCATCTGTGCAGTCATAGCATTTCTGGATCAGGGCTATACCGTTGTCGTTTAAGCCTGCAATGACCGCCTCTACACAAGCGGCAAGGTCAGCATAGCGAGACTTGAAATGCGGGTTTGTAGAGGACTTCAAAGCAGGCCCAAATGCCTTTTGTGCTTTGACCAGCGCGGTTGCAATTTGTTTCATGATGTTTCCTTAATAAAATTTTGGGCCACAGGTCACGTCCACCAGCGTTTCGGCGGTGTAACCATTGATCTTGCGTTTACCGTATATCGTGATGGCTCTGAGGCCATTCTTTTCACATTGCTTGATTGCGTCTATGACCTCATTCCTGCCCATTGGCTGGATGTTTTTGTCCATGACAAGAGTTTGGGCTGTTTCGGGGTCGCTGGCGCAAGCCGCCAGCAAAAGCAAAAGAATGTATTTCATGATTAAAAAATGTTGTTGGCTAAACCGTTGATGACAAACCCAACGCGCTTGGCGCTGGGCGGCTCATAACCGGCACGTTCTTTGACGCACTGATAGACGTACTTAAATGCTGCTTTGGAAATGTCGTAAGTAATGTCCAGTTCGCCGCATTTGACAAACACGTCAAAGTACCCGTCTGTGTCCCAATCGTCACCGTCATACCAAGTCCATTCGATCGTGACTTCACCGTAGTTATTTAGGTATTCCTCAAAAGTGCCTTGTTCGCCATCGTTCAGCATGATGCCCTCCAGACTAAAACGTCAAGAGCGACCACCACAATGGCGGCTATGGATACCGCATACAGGGCGACTTGCGCCCAATCGGTCGGTTTTTTGTAGGTTTCTATGTCAAACATTGTTTACTCCTTTAAGACCCTGTGCGAAATTGCTGGGGCATGGATGTATTGTTAAGCAAACTAAACAATCATGCAAGCAATTTGTTAAGTACCCGACCATTTTGTGGGGATTTTGTTGTTTATCTGCCTTAACATAGAATCACCGCATGACTAAACAAGACATTATCAAATTGGCAGGCTCACAGGCTGAGCTTGCTAAGTTACTCAAGGTAAGCCGATCAGCGGTTTGCCAATGGAAAGCCGTGCCAGAGCTGCGAATGCGGCAATTAAAAGATTTAAGACCCCAGTGGTTTACAACTTAACAAAACTATGTATAATCACAACCGTCTAGAGTGGCATCTGGGCGTTGAACTGAGTTTAGAACCCCGCAGGTTTCTGTGTGGTCTTGACAGACAGCAAGCGAGTCTTTTGACTCAGTTCAATCGCCTTGCTGTTGTTCTCGCCAAGAACCAAGACCACAGAGCATCTTGCGGGGTTTTTGTTTTTGGACAGCGCAATGCGGTACGTCAGTGGTTGCGTTTGAGATACCCCGATACACGGCAGACCAGATCGGGGAACGTGGGCTTAGTCCTAGAGCGTGGTGGTGAAATAGTCTGGGACAGTGCAATTGCGATGACATGGCTCCGAAAGGCAAGCATCGAGGCACAGGCGAACTTTGGTTTTGACCACGGTAAGGCTGTGCTTTGCTCAAACAATCACCAAAAGGCAATAAGGGATACAGATGAGACAGTGCAAATGTGGTGGGTTAATAAGAGAACATCAACTGACAAACAACAGGGTTGCATGGACTTGTAATCAATGCGGTCGATATGAACAACTGGAGAATCAAAAATGTTTGAATCAGGTTTTGACAGATTCTGGGCTGCATGGCCTACAAGTACCCGAAAAGGCGGTAAGTCTGATTGCTTGAAACGGTGGGAAAAGTATTATTGTGATAGTTGCTGTGACCAAATAATTAAGCACATTGAATGGATGAAAACCACCGACCAGTGGCGCAAAGACGGTGGTGCATATATCCCATCACCTGCTGTTTACCTTAACCAACGGCGCTGGGACGGGGCTGAGATACCTGAAATTAAAAAAACCGTCCACATTTTGGACAAGCTGGCAGAAGAAAGCGCCAGGGCTGTGCCGATGCCTGCGGAAATAAAAGCTCGCCTGGATGCGTTGCGGGGAAGACGTTGAATGAGCTGGCTCTTTTCGCAGGCGCTGGTGGGGGAATACTTGGCGGCAAACTCCTTGGATGGCGAACAGTCTGTGCAGTTGAGTGGGAAGCCTACCCAGCAAGCGTATTGTGCGCCCGACAAAATGACGGACTTCTCCCGCCTTTCCCGATTTGGGATAACGTACAAACTTTTGACGGACATCCCTGGCGAGGAATTGTCGATGTCATCAGTGGTGGCTTTCCATGTCAGGACATTAGTGCCGCAGGAAAAGGCGCAGGAATTGACGGAGAACGAAGCGGAATGTGGGGAGAAATGGCGAGGATCATTCGTGAAGTACGACCCCAATACGTCTTTGTGGAAAACTCACCAATGCTCACTTCTAGGGGACTTGGAAGAGTTCTCGGAGACTTGGCCTCAATGGGGTTTGATGCGAGATGGGGAGTGTTGGGAGCAGCGGACGTTGGAGCGCCGCATCAGAGGGACAGAATCTGGATTGTCGCCAAATGGTGTGGACAGCTTTCACACACCCAACACGACAGGATTGGACGGTGGAAGCAACAGCAGGCGAGCATTAAAGAAGCGCAAGGAAACTTGGCCTACACCTCAGAGCAGGGATTGGAAAGGAAGCAGCGGAAGAAGTCTGAAAGGAATGGAATGCGATTTGCCAACAAAGGTAAAAATGTGGCCAACACCGCAAGCCTCAGACAATCGGGACAGGGGCAATATGAGCAATCCATCAATTCAGCGCAGGATTGCAATTGGCAAACAAATTATGTTGAGTCAATTGGTTCATCCAACTTCTGGCAATTTGAACCCGCCATTTCCAGAGTGGCTGATGGGGTGGCCGCTAGGGTGGACAGACTTAAAGCCATTGGAAATGGACAAGTGCCTTTATGCGCGGCAACAGCATGGAGAATCCTAAGTGAATCATGAAAGACTTGTTGCAAACTCAATCCTCTCTCGACTCAAAGACGGTGAAGAATTTAGCCAATCTGTCATTAGAACAGCGCTCAGAGATGCAGGAGACCTTGCGCCAGACCGAGGCCAAGGACTGGATCAGGCGTTACAAGAAGAAAATTCGGGAGAAGGGAAAAGCCGAAGCATTAGCCTGGTGGCAGAAAATCTTATCCGACGTAGTAAAGCGGCGTGGGCAGAAAGCTGCTGATGACTTACGGAGACGCATGAATGAGGGCGGCAAAAATTGATGCAAATCAGGAAGCGGTTGTATTGGCGTTACGGTCGGCTGGCGCTACGGTGCAGTCTTTGGCTGGTGTTGGCAAGGGTGTACCTGATCTGCTGGTGGGCTATCAAGGCCAAACCCTTTTACTTGAAATTAAAGACGGCTTTAAAAGCCCGTCTAAGCGGCTTTTGACCGAAGACCAACTAAGGTGGCATGGAAGCTGGAAAGGCGGCGCATTGGCGGTTGTAGACAGCCCTGATGCGGCTTTGAGAATGATTGGGGTGATCAAGTGAGAAGCCTTGAGCAAAACCGTCTTATGTGGGCGAATCTTGAGGACATTGCCCAGCAGGTGGTCTGGTACGGTCAAAAGCTAGACAAGCAGGAATGGAAAGATGTGCTGACAGCGGGGCTAAAAAAGCAAAAGATCGTGCCTGGCATCGAGGGCGGGTTTGTGGTGATTGGAGCTAGGACAAGCAAAATGACGGTGGCAGAGATGAACGAGTTGATTGAGTTATCCACAATGTTTGGCGCTCAGCAAGGCGTTAAATTCAGAGCACTTGAGGAATGAAATGCCCAGAATGTGGTACTTGGACGATAGTCAAAGAAACCCGAACAAGCACCGGCAACACACGCAGGCGGCGGCTGGAGTGCGCTAACGAGCACCGATTTACCACACTGGAGACAATAATTGTTTCAAAAACATCAATACATAAGATCAAAAAAACTACTCAAACTGGTGGCGGGTCTTGATTGCCAAGCCTGTGGGTTTGACGTTATGGTGCAGGCGGCGCATACAAACTGGGGCGGCGGTAAGGGCAGGGGCATTAAGGCTGATGACAACTTAGTGGCTGCGCTATGCCTCAAATGCCATTATGAGATCGACCAAGGCAACACGTTAAACAAAGAAGAACGCAAAGAAATGTGAGAAAAGGCGCACATTGCCACCGTAAAAAAACTGTATATCTTAGGCTTGTGGCCTGTTGACGTACCAATTCCAGCGTTTACAATTGACCAGCAGTTGTCTCCTTTGCAGGGGCATTGACCCCTGCTTTTTTAGGATTACCATGAAAAAAGACGTTGCCGATTTCATTTCCACAATGTTTCACAGCTCTACGGTGACTCATTTCATGCACCTAGCGACCGACTCTTATTCAGTCCATGTGGCATTAGGCGCTTACTACACAGAAATTGTTGACTTGGCAGACCAGTTTGCCGAGGCCTACGCAGGGTGCTACGAAAAGATCAAGGATTTTCCTGAGAACTTTCACAATGCCAAAGACCCTGTTAAGTACCTGACCAGCATCAAGGAATACGTTTACAAAAACCGTGAGGCATTGCCAGATGACACCCAGCTCCAGAACATTGTGGACGAGATTGCGGCGCTGATCGACACAACCCTGTACAAGCTGACGCTGAAATGATTAGGATATTTGCTGGCTACGACCCAAGAGAGGCTATTGGCTACCATGTGTTTTGCCAGAGCTTGATTGAGCGCACCAGCGAGCCGGTAGCCATAACACCGTTATATGGTACACAGCGGGACGGGACTAACGCATTTACGTATCAACGGTTTTTAGTGCCTTATTTCACCAAATTCACAGGCAAGGCAATATTCTTGGACGCAAGCGATATGTTGATGCTGTCCAACATTGATGACCTTGCTAAGTTATTTGATCCGACCAAAGCGGTGCAAGTTGTTAAGCACGACTACTTGACCAAGCACCCAAAGAAATACATTGGCACACCGATGGAAGCGGCGAACAGGGATTACCCTAGAAAAAACTGGTCAAGCCTGATCCTGTGGAACTGTGACCACCCAAGAAACAAGGTGCTGACACCGGATTTTGTGGCTGATCACAGCGGCTCAGACTTACACCGATTCGGTTGGTTGCCCGATTCACTTATCGGTGAGTTACCGAAAGAATGGAACGTACTGATTGGCGAGCAGGAAAACAAGAACGCCAAGATTGCCCATTACACGCTAGGAATTCCTGAATTTGATCATTATCAGGATTGTGATTTCAGCAAACAGTGGTACAACACCAAAAGCCGACTCATGAACGGCTTAATCAAGATGAAAGAGGTGGTCGATGCCTAGTCATTCTGCTAAACAAGCCCGATTCATGCAAGCGGCGGCGCATAACCCAGAGTTTGCTAAAAAAGCCGACATCCCTGTTAAGGTTGCCCAAGACTATGTGGCTGCCGACAAAAAGATGGCGCTGGCAAAAGCTATAGCGAAAAAAAATGCCTAAGAAAATTGGGGATTACAAATTATTAGCCCAAGCGATCAGCCGACAGCCTGGTCTTGCACCTTACGGCATGAGGTATTTGGAGGAGGGGCAAACCCTGTCAGATGCCACACCCAAAGGCAAAGGATATTTTGGCGAAATACCAATGAACCAAGGTGGGGCAATGACTGAACTGTCAAGCGCCTATGACCAAGACGGCAAGCTGATATCTCATCCATTGATCGTGCCAACTCTTAACAAACAAGAAATTGACCTGTTAAAAATGGGATTAAGGCCAACGCCAGAAATATACAAAAAAGCACAAGACTACGCCCAACAACGAATTGGCGCAGGTCAAAGCTCATTTGCCACAAGACAAGAGTTAAGATACCCAATTTCAACAGAATAACATAATGCTTTATTATGAATGATGTAACTAAAGTAGTTAAGACTAGAAAGAAAGCTGGCGGTAGGTCTGCGGGTACGCCTAATAAGGTCACAGCGCAGGCTAGAGAGGCGATAGCGATGTTTGTGGACGGTAATGCCCACCGGCTCACACAATGGCTTGATGACGTTGCTAATGGCATTCCTGAGGCTGACATAAAACCCAACCCTGCCAAAGCGTTTGAGCTATTCCAATCAGTGGTTGAATACCATGTACCCAAGCTAGCAAGGACTGAGATCACCGGCAAGGACGAAGGGCCGGTAGAAATGGTGGTGACATGGGGCGGCGTGAAGTAATCCTGCCATACAGCCCTCGGGATGCATTTATGCCATTCCACAATAGGACAGAACGCTGGTCATGTTTGGTTGCCCACCGTAGGGCTGGAAAGACCGTAGCCGCAATTAACGACCTGATCAAGCGAGCCATTACTGAGGGCAACAAAGGCGCACAGTACGCCTACATAGCCCCATTCAGAAGCCAGGCTAAACGAGTGGCATGGGATTACATCAAGCACTACGCAGCGCCGATTACCAAAACCACAAACGAATCTGATTTAGCGGTGGAATTGCTTAACGGCGCAAAGATCATGCTGTTTGGCTCAGATAACGCCGATGCCATGCGGGGTATGGGATTTAACGGGGTTTACCTTGATGAATACGGTGACTTTAAGCCAAGCGTGTGGGGTAACGTTATTCGACCCACATTGTCAGACCGATTAGGTTGGGCGGTGTTTGGGGGAACGCCAAAGGGTAAGAACCAGTTTCACGACATTTATAAGGTCAGCCAAAACGTACCAAATTGGTTTTTGCTCAAATTGCCAGCCAGCGTGTCCAAAATACTGCCAGACTCAGAATTGCAGGCGGCTCGGGGTCAGTTAAGCCAAGACCAATACGATCAGGAATACGAGTGCAGCTTTGATGCCGCCATCCTTGGTGCGTTTTACGGTCAAGAGATGCGACTGGCTGATGACGAGGGCAGGATTTGTGAGCTACCGTTTGAGCCTGACTCGCCTGTCTACACCGCATGGGACTTAGGTTATCGGGATGACACGGCAATTTGGTTCTATCAGGTGGTTAGGGGCGAAATCAGGGTAATGGACTATTACGCTGTCAGTGGCGCAAGCATTGAGGAAATCTGTAATGCGGTGATAGCTAAGGGTTACCGATACACCCGCCACTACCTGCCGCATGATGCCAGAGCCAAGACGCTAGCCTCGGGCGGAAAGTCCATTGTTGAGCAGTTGGCTGCACATCTGGGCGGCATGAGCAAGCTGGCAATAGTGCCTGAGATTGGCATACAGGACGGCATCCAAGCAGTGCGGATGATCCTGCCCATCTGTTATTTCGATTCCAGATGCGATGAGGGGTTGGAAGCGTTAAGGCAATATCAGCGGGAATATGATGAAGATAAGAAAACTTTTCGACAAACTCCCCGCCATGACTGGTGCTCACACCCTGCAGATGCGTTTAGAATGCTTGCAGTAGCTTATAGACAAGAAGCAAAAGATCAGACACCGCCCAAGGGCAAGACCCTGCAAACCATCACATTAGATGAGCTGTGGGACTTTGAGATGCAACATAGAGAGGAACGCATATGAGCCAGCCAGTAGCAGAAGTCGGTGGATACAAAAACATCACCGCCACAGGCGCAGTCAGCACTGGCCCTTGCCAGTTGATTGGTTTTTACGTCAACAACACGACCGCAGGCACATTGGTGCTCCGCAACGGCGGGGCAAGTGGTGAGGTTATGAGTGGCACGATTACACCGGCTATCGGTTTTCACCGATTCCCCGCTAACGTGGGTGTCAGCCTATACGCCACGGTTGGCGGCACATTGGATGTGACATTCTTCTTTGCCGCAGGTAGTTAACCATGTACGAAGAAAACGGCGCATACGAGGGCGAAGACCCAGGCCCGTACTGGCATGACCAGATTGAAACCGCCATCAAGATATTTGATAAGTGGGAAAAGCGCGGCTTAAAGGTTGTCAAGCGGTATCGAGATGAGCGTGATGCCATTGAGATGCCAAGGATGAAGTTCAATATCCTCTGGTCAAACATTCAAGTCTTATTTCCTGCTTTGTACGGCAGACAAGCCAAGCCCGAAGTTTCACGCCGCTACATGGATCAAGACCCTGTTGGTCGGCTGGCCTCCACGATGCTCGAGCGCGTGATGGAGTACGAGACCACCCAATTTGGTGACTTTGACGCTGCCATGTCTGGGGCGGTGCAGGACAGATTGCTGCCTGGTCGCGGTACAGCATGGATTCGCTATGAGCCGGTCATTGTCAATGAGCAGCCCGAATCAACCGAAACAGCGGGGCAGATGGAAGAACCAACCGAGCCGCAAGTTAGCGGTGTGGTGGAAGACCCAACAGAGCGCATTGACGCAGCACACAGCCCGATTGATTACGTCTACTGGTCAGACTTCTTGCATTCACCCGCCCGCACATGGGATGAGGTTTGGTGGGTGGCTCGGGCGGTTTACATGACCAAGGACGAGGGCATTGAGCGTTTTGGTGACGTATTTAAAAACGTTAGCCTGACCAGCTCAAACACCGACATGGACGGTAAGAATCCCATGACCGCCAAGATGACCTACGACAAAAAGGCGATGGTCTATGAGATTTGGAACAAGCGCAGCGGTAAGGTTTGCTGGATAGCTAAAGGTTATCCACAAGCACTAGATGAGCGTGATGACCCGCTAGAACTAGAAGAATTCTTTCCTTGTCCTAAACCGTTGATGGCGACCACCACCACCGGCACAATGATTCCTGTACCTGACTATTGTGAGTACGAGGATCAGGCGCAAGAGCTGGACAACCTGACCCAGCGCATCTACCTGCTGACCAAGGCTTGTAAAGCGGTCGGTGTGTTTAATGCTGAGTTCAAAGAACTGGCGCGGATGTTTAGCGAGGGCGTGGACAACAAGCTATTCCCAGTGACCGGCTGGGCTGCAATGTCGGAAAAGGGCGGCTTAAAGGGCGCTATCGACATGATGGACACATCGCAGATCATTGTGACCTTGCGGGAGATGTACGCCGCCCGAGAGCAGGTCAAGCAGTCGATCTACGAAATCATGGGCATATCGGACATCCTGCGTGGATCGTCTAAGGCTCAGGAAACCCTCGGTGCTCAACAGCTCAAGGCCAATTTTGGTAGCTTGCGGTTAAAGAGTAGCCAGGGCGATGTGGCTCGATTTGCTACCGACATCTTTAAGCTCAAAGCGCAGGTCATTTGCAAGTTTTACCCGCCTGAGCTGATTGTGGAAATGTCTGGGGTGATGAACACACCGGATGGTCAAGACCCGCAAATGTTGCAAGCGGCGATCCAGATGCTGTCCAACAGCACGATCAGGGATTTCCACATTGCGGTGGAGGCTGACAGCCTGGCGCAGATTGACGAGCAAGCCGAAAAGCAGGGCGCACAAGAGGCCATCCAAGCTATTGGTTTGTTCTTGCGTGAGGCAATCCCTATGATTAGCCAAGCGCCTGAGACACTGCCGATGGCCTCTGAAATGCTGTTATTCCTTGTGCGCCGGTTTAGAGCCGGTCGAGGATTGGAGAGCGCGGTCGAAAGGGCAATGAAAGCCCTGCAAGACAAGGCAGACGCTGCCAAACAGCAACCACCTGGTCCACCTCCAGAGATGATGCAAATGCAAGCTGAACAGCAGGCAGAACAGATGCGGATGCAGGCGCAATCTCAAACTGAGCAGATGAAGATGCAAGCGCAAGCCCAGATTGAGCAGGGCAAAGCGCAGCTTGAGATGCAGATGCACCAAGCTAAGACGCAAGCAGAAATACAATTGGCTCAAATGAAAGCCGAGTTTGAGGTTGCAAAGCAAAATAACGAGATGCAAATAAAGGCCAGAGAGATGGCCGGACGGGAAGAATATGAGCGATGGAAAGCAGAACTTGATGCAGCTACTAAAGTCTTGGTGGCTCAAATTGGTGCAAAAGCTGGACTTGATCAGGCGGCGATGAGCGCACAGTTGGCGGCATCCGAAGAAGTTGACTCTACTTTGGGTGACGGTATGAGCGAGGCTATCAACCGATTGGCTGATATGCACGGTCAGACGTTGGGGCAGATCACAGGCGTGATGCAGGCTATTAGCGCACCCAAACGCATAATTCGTGGGCCAGACGGTCGGGCGGCGGGTGTTGAGATTGTTTCATGAGCTTGGTCTTAGCCGATAGGGTCAGGGAGACCACCACCTCCACAGGCACAGGCACGATAACCCTTGGCGGCGCAGTACAGGGCTTTCAGCGGTTTTCGGTGCTTGGTGATGGAAACACCACTTACTACACAATCCAAGGCACGATCCAATGGGAAGTGGGGATCGGCACATATAACGCAAACACACTGACTCGGGACACGGTGCTGGATTCGTCTAGTGCTGGCTCTTTGGTGAACTTTAGTGGCGGGACAAAAGACGTATTTGTTACCCTGCCTGCTGAAAAGACAATAACGTCAATCACATCTACTGATGGCAGTGTAGGCGTAGCGCAGACCGGCAGTATCGTGGACTTATCGGTGGCGGTCTCAGGAGCAACCACAAACGTCATCTGCTTGGTTAAGAACAACTCAGGCGCAACCTTAACCAAAGGCACGGCGGTCTACATTAACGGCGCTGTTGGGCAAAACCCTACGGTCACCAAAGCACTGGCGACCAGCGATGCCACATCTGCCCAAACATTGGGCTTGTTAACCGAGGATTTGGCAAACAACTCTAACGGCTATGTGACCATCATCGGTTTGATTACCGACATAGATACATCCATGTTTAGCGATGGTCAGCAGTTGTATTTGAGTGGCACAACGCCTGGCGGCTTAACGGCAACCAAACAATACGCACCGATTCATTTGGTTTATGTGGCCGTGGTTGAACACGCACATCCTATACATGGCAAGTTGTTTGTTAAGGTGCAAAACGGCTATGAGATGGACGAGCTACACAACGTGTCGGCTCAGTCACCAAACAACGGCGATATTCTTGTTTACAACTCAAGCACACAATTGTGGGAGACCGCAGCGCCAGCTAGTGGCGGCACGGTCACATCGGTCAGCGGTACAGGCACGGTCAGCGGTTTAACTTTAACTGGCACGGTAACCACCAGCGGCAGTTTGACCCTTGGCGGGGCAATCACAGGTTTTGCGACCAGCGGGGCAAATACCAATCTGACATCGGTGGCATTGACTAGCGGCACGATTACGACCGCACCTAGCTCAAGCACGGATATTGTCAACAAGTCATACGCCGACTCCATCGCCTCTGGCGTTAACTTTCATGCTGCGGCGCAATATGCAACCACGGCGGCTTTACCAGCAAACACTTACAACAATGGTTCAAGCGGTGTTGGCGCAACATTAACGGCTGTGGCGGTTGGTACGCTGACCATTGACAGTTACACGCTAGTTATTGGTGATGTTGGCAAACGGTTACTGATTAAGAACGAAGTAACTCAAGCCAATAACGGCGTATATACACTGACTCAGGCTGGAACGGCTTTATTGCCATACATCCTGACCAGAGCAACAGACTACGACACAAGCGGAGCAGGCACAAATGAGGTAGATCAGGGCGACTTGATTCTGGTGATTAACGGCACGACAAACGCAAACACCTCATGGGTACAGCAGACACCGTTACCAATCACGATTGGCACAACGGCGATTGTGTTTATCCAGTTTGCGGCAATTCAAACGTATAGCGCAGGCACGGGCTTAACTTTAACCACCAATCAGTTTTCGATTACTAACGTTGGAACAGCGGGGACTTATGGAGCAGCAGCAACCGTCCCAGTCATCACAACCAACGCCCAAGGGCAGGTCAGCTCAGTCACGAACACCGCTATTGCTATTAGCGGCGGCGCTGTTAGTGGCAATATTGCTGGCTCTGCTGGTTCAGTAGCCAACGCACTGACGGCAGGCACAGGCATTTCATTAAGCGCAGGCACGACTTACGATGGGTCTGCGGCAAAAACCATCAGTTCGCTGTTGGCGCAAGGTACGTCAGCGTTTACAACTGGTACAGCACAAACCTATACCGCACCTGCAAATACCCAATGGGTCAAGGTCACTGCGGTCGGGCCAGGCGGTAACGGCGGGGCGGCGACTGGGCAAAGGGCAACAGGCGGCGGTGGTGGCGGTGTGGCTATCAAATGGCTTGCAATGACCGCAGCACAGACCTTGGTTTACACGGTTGGCACAGCGTCTGGCACAGCATCCACCGTGTCATCTGGTACGTTGACCATTACCACAATAACGGCAAACTCAGGCACAAACGGCGCAGGCACTGCTTACGCTAACTCAATTACGGCTGGCGGCGCAGGCGGCACAGCAACCAACGGCGATGTCAACATCACTGGTGGACAGGGTGGCTATTCTTACGGCTCAGGCACAACAGTTCAAACTAACTTTGGCGGCAAGGGCGGGGATTGCCCTGGCTTTGGTTCTGGTGGCCCTGCCTTAGCAATTGTGGCAACCGCAGGCGTACAAGGTAACGGCTTTGGTGCTGGTGGCGGTGGCGCTCACGGCAACGCAACAGCCGCAGCAGGTCGAGGTGGGATTATTATCTTTGAGGCGTACTGATGTTTGGCTATACCTCATTTGCTGAGTTACCGTTTGCCACTATTGGCGTTACGGTAACCCCAGCGCCTGAAGTCCTACTTGGTGGACACTTTGGCTTTGATGAGCGTGATAAGCATTGGGAAGAAGAAAAGCGGCAAGAGGAAAAGCGCAGGGAAAAAATCAAGACCGCCTTGTTTGGCTTACCGCCAGAGGAGCGTGAGCAGATCACTACAGCGCCAGCCCAGACAATAGATATTGCGGCACAAACAGTAATCACTTATGATGCGATCATGGTTCAGATTGAGACGCTAAGAAAGCGAATTGAATTTGAACAAGATGAAGAAGATTTTGAGACATTATTGGAGTTTCTTTGAAAACAACATGGGTTTTTCCATCTGACGGCAGCGAGCCATACGAAAAGACCAGTGGACGGTCTGGTGAGTACACCACCGTAATGGGCGACATTGCCCCATTCATGTCACCTGATGGCAAGATGATTGAAGGCAGAAAGCAGTGGCGTGACCACTTAAAGCGCACCGATTCGATTGAAATGGGGCATTCGGACGTTAAGTATGCCCAGCAAGAGTGGAACAAAAAGAAAGAAGCGCACCGAGACCGATTGCGCGGACAGTTGCAGACCGTGCAAGAGTTTGACCGACCAGGCGCACCAATTTCCCCTGTTAAGATGTCTAACCTAAACGTAGAGATGGCAAACCGCCTACACAACCGTCCCATGCCTGAGCGCAAGGAGATGATCAAAATGACCCTCGATCAAATGAAAAGGATGAAGTGATGGAAAACGAAGTTGTCGCACCCGACACAGTAGAAACACCAGCACCCGAAACCCCAGCGGTTGAAGCGCCCCAAGCGCCAGCAGAACCGCAAAGCAGAGCCGATACGATTCGTGAGGCACTGACCAAGACACCGACAAACCGTGGCAAGCACGCAGCCACCCAGCCCCGTGAGGGGGGTAAGTTTGCCCCTAAATTCCCGACCGACCAGACCCAAGCACCGCAAATGGCTGAAAAGCCAAGGGCTGAGATGCCCAAAAGCTTGCGGTTAGAGCTGAAAGAGCACTGGGAAAAAGCCCCGCCAGAACTCCAGCAAGCCTTTGCCCAACGGGATGCCGACTACGAAAAGGGCATCAGTCAATACAAACAGCGGGATGCCGAGGTTCGCGCCATTACCGAACAATTCGCCCCGTATGAGTGGATTTTGCGGAATGAGGGCAGTACACCGGCGCAGGCCATTGGCCCATTGCTCCAGACGGCGGCATTGCTGAGAACTGGTACACCGCAGCAGAAATCGCAAGCGGTCGCCCAAATGATCCAGCAATTCCAGATTCCTTTGGATCAAGTGGCTGCTTACTTTGGCGGCGAAGCCCCACCACAGCAAGATTCACACTACAATCAACTGGCGCAACAAGTACAGCAGCTCACGCAACACATCACGCAGAGCCAGTACGAGGCACAGAAACAGAATGAAAACAGAGCACTCTCTGTAATCCAGCAGTTTGCAGGCGACCCTGCTAACGCACACTTTGAGGCAGTCCAAGACCGTATGTTGTCGCTTCTCCAAGCGCCGCAGGTATTAGGGGACATCAGTAATATGTCAGAACGCGAGAAATTGCAACTGGCCTATGACACCGCTGTAAGGCTTGATCCACAGTTGGCACAAAGTTTATATGCTCAACAGCAACAAAACTATGCCGCACAGAATCAGGTACAGAAAGCAAAACAAGCGGCTGTACAGGTAAGGGGAGCGC